ACCTGATAGACCTGACCTTCTCGGCCTAGGCCGCACAAGCCGCTAGGCATGAAAACATCCCACTCGATAGCCGTAGCTAGCTCGCCAAACGGGCACATAGCGAATGGACCTCGATAACCACCCTCGAGGTTTGAAGGATCAAGGGTGATAGATGCAGATGCTGTTTCAAGATACGTAAAACCGGGAAAGTCAGTATCTACAGCGCCAGTTGAATCAAGTCGCTGCACAGTAATTTGCGGCGTGCTGAATACAGTTATGCGGAACCGCTGGCCTCGAGGCGCAATACTGGCCGGAAGAGTGCCGATAGTCATGCCGGTAACCGGAGCGCCACCATCAAAGTTAAGAGTCATCTGAGCAGGAGTTGCACCTACAGATGGCGTGAAGCTGTTAACCACATAAAGGCCGGCATTAGATCCGACAATTTCAATGGTGTCGCCAACACTTGGAGCAAGCATATCAAGCGCAAATCCTCGCACGATATCGCGAACACCAGCACCGCCATCAACGAAATCGTACTGGTATGAGACAAGAATCCTTACGATCAAGCCAATTGTCCAATCACCAGGAAATGCGCCGGCACCAGACGGGATTGTTACAGTGTAACCACTAAAAACTTGAGACGTCGCGACGTAACCATTCGTTAATGGAGTCGAAACAGTCAGTTCAAGCCCTGATGACCCGTTAGAGCTAGAACCAACTTCCGTTACATCATTCCACCATAGATGAGCTGGGTCGCTAGATAGATTGGCGCTTGGACCATACACATTGATTAAAACATCAGCGCCAAGAGAAATGGCCGGAGTATCACCAATAAGAATTTTGTTGCCGGGGACTTCATGCTCGCCTTTGCCAATGCACAGAAGCATTTCGACATGCTGCTCACGAGGACCGGCAAAGTATCGGCGTGGAGGCAGCAAGTAGTCAGGGTAAACCTTACGAGTGCCGGCGATCTCTCTGATTGGAGAGTTAAGTTTTACCTTGTTACCCTTAATCGATGCCTCGTTAATCCCTTCGCCGTTTTGAGCGGTAGAGCTAACCTTTGGAATCTTCGGGGTCAGAGTCTTGATCGCGACAAGGAATAATGCCCCGAAGAATAGTTCCGTGCCTTTTGGCTCAATGACTATATCAACGGTGTCGGTAGCCGCGAACGAGCATATATCCCACTGACCAGAAGGAATAATCTTGCCATTTAGGGATACGCTAATCGGATGAACTTCCATCTCTGCATAGCTAGGCACGTTGCTAGCTAGCCAATGCGCGACGGTCATTCCGCCTGCATGAAATTCTTCGCTTGGCTCATCATTCAGTTTCGATCCGAATACTCTAATTGTCACGGTAGTAGATCACTCTTAGATATTGGGATTCGAAATCACTAACGCGCATCAGTCGAGCCCCCTTCTTTGGGTTGATCTCTAGCGCGTGCAATCCATTTTCTAGTTCAATTATAACAGCGACATGGATGCACAAAGGCCCACGGAACACGGCTGCGATTGCTCCGTGTTCTGGCGCGCACTCTTCCATGCTGGCTGATTCTTGTTGATAGGCGCGAGTGAATTCTTTTGGTTGGGTGTTGCGGATTGAGCCGAATGATGGGAGTAGGCGTTTTCCGCAGTGGTGATGACGGACATATCTTGTCATCCCGAAACAGTCCCACTTGTCAGGACCGCGAGCGCCATCTTCGTATGTAGACGCCAGAAACCTATTAATCCAACTCATAAATAGGTGAGGCCAGGGGCAAACTTTGAAGTATACAAGTCGCGAGGCCAAGCATAGTTAAGTATGTCTGCGAACCCAGCCTCAATCTGCACAGTTGTCCCGGTAACATTTCCGCCAAGCACGGTCGCATAGAACGGCTTCTCAGATGGCGTAGTCAGATCGGTATTCAGATACCGACGAAACGTCAGCGTAATGCGCGCCTCAGCTTCCATTGCATTATCAATCAATCGCTGAGCCTGACCCGTGACGTTATCAATCGCGAAGTTAAGCGTCTGATTACCTTGGTTGCTCTTCTTTGGCAGTGCAATAGAAATTGGAGCCGCCATGAACGATTTGAATACGACGCCATCAAGCCCGAGAGTCATATCCTCGTAACCCTTGACGATGTACAGCGACGAACCCCACGCAGGACAGGCAAGCTCAATGGTGTCAATGATGACCTCCGAGCCTGCCGACGCATATACGCGCTCAATTAGAGTACTCAAGTTCCTTGTCTCCGCGTGCCTGTAAGCGAGTTAATCATTCTACCTGTTTTACCATCGCCCATTCCGTCACCAACTACTACGTCAATTACCCATGCTTTATCCGCATCGCTGAACTTGCTAGTTGTCGTAGCTGCTTGGCCTGAGTAGTTATTAACGTTAACGATTGGAGCCGCTGCTTGTGATCCGCTCGATGTTGCATCTTTATTGCTAACTACGTCACCACGACTGTTGGGCATCATGTATTGACGACCGTTTGCAGCGTTGAAAATCTCGGGTGCGCCGGTTTCGTTTACGCGGTACATTCCGTTTGCTTGCACTGGACCACCAAGAGCGCGACCACCAGCAATGGCCAGTCCAGACGCAAGCATATTAGTAGAAGTGATAGCAGCGGCAGCCGGCACTGCGTTAGCGCCGAACGATGCCAGGGATGCCATAGCAGCAGCAGGAGCCCATGCAGAGGCGACGATTGCAGCTTCACCAACAGAGGCAGCAGCAGAGGCAGCGGCGGTTGCCTGGCCCACAGTAGACATAACGATCTGCTGCTTAACCCACTCAATGCCAGCCTGAACGAACGAGCCAATAACGGCATTCAGTACGGTGTTGGCGATATTACCAAGCGCATCTTGAAGGCTCATGGTTCCAGACAGGAGCCCGCCAAGAGCTTGTGTGCCAGCCGTTCCTAGCGCAGTAAGACCATCCATCAGTGCCTGATTACCAGCAGACTGAGCCGCGAAACGCTGTGTTTCGATCTCCATCATGCGGGCGTTGTATTCGGTTTCTGCTTGTTCCTTGAGTGCGAGATAGTCAGTGTCGCTCAACAACTTCATGTCGTTAACGGTTTGCAGGTCTTTTAGCTGTTGCGTATACCCCTGAGTAGCCGCCGCAGCAGGATCTACACGAGCAAGGGTATCCTTGGCGGTCTTAGCGTCATAGAATGCGCCTGCAATATCGCGGATAGATTGGATCTGCTCAGGAGTGGCGTATTTATTCAGCGTTAACTGAGCCTGATCCTGTGCAAGCTCGCGTGCAGATTGGCCTACACTAGCAAGCTCAACGCCTAGCTTTGTGAACGCTTTCTGGTTCGCCTCAATGCCGGTCTTCTCTTCGTTTGCTGCTTTTTTTGCTTCTGCTTCGGCCTTCTTTGCAGCAGCAGCGGTTTCAGAGATGCCTTTCTTTTTTGATGCCGTAAGTGTTTTAGTTGCAGTATCTAGCTTGTAGATTTCCGCACCAAGCTCTGCGGCCTGTGCTTTCTCTGCCTCCGTAGCAGCGCTTCCAAGTTTTTGAATAGCTAGAAGCTTAGCCTTGGCTTCTCCAGACAGCTTTGCTGCATCAGCCTCTTCCTTAAGCTTATCGATTGCCTTTTGTGAGTCTGTCTTTGGACCGTTCTGTGGGGCAGTGATCTTTAGCTTGTCACCTTCAGCCTTCTGCTCAGCAACCTTCCTGTTTTGGATTGCTTGAATCTCGTCATTGATTCCGTCGATTCTTGTTTTGGTTGCTGCTGCCGTAGCTGTGAGACCAAACTTTATTTGAGTTGCATATTGCTGCTCAGCCGTTGCGCGCTCTGTTACAAGCTTGTTTAACTGCTGCTGGTCATCAAGCTGGCCAGAAGAAAGGCGAATACCCAGAGCTACGGCATCCAGTGCTTTAGCCAGTGCGCGAGAAGCCCCAGCAGCCTGGTCGATCTTGGATATCGCCACGCCCATCGAGTTGACGATTGCATTACTAGCGTCACCAACAGAGCGAGGAACATTTTTGAACTCAGCGTTAACCTTTCCAGTCTGCTCTTGAATGGCAGTCAGTACGCGGTCAATCGTCAGCTTGCCGTCAAGCATCTGCTGACGAAGCTCGTTGAAGGGGATGCCAAGCCCGTCAGCGATCTTGCGTCCGAGCTCTGGCATCTGCTCAATGATTGAGTTGAATTCTTCAGCGCGCAGAGTACCGCCTGCTACAGACTGACTGAATTGACGTAATGCAGCGCTGATCTCTTCTGCGCTTGAGCCGCCAATCTTGCCAATCTTTTGCAGTGTGTCGGTCAGGCTAAGCACTTGATCACGAGTAACGCCAAGGCTAGTCAGGGATGCCGTCAGGCTTTCCCATAGCTTAATGGTTGTCGTTAAATCAGAGCCGCCAGCAGATGAGATCTGGACAAGTGCTGCATAGTTTGTCTTGGCGTCGCCAGTAGTTGCGGATAGACGCTTAACGCGGGACTCGAGCAGCGTGAATTGCTCGCTTAGCTTTTGCAGGTTAGCAATAGCCTGAACGGGCACGATGCCAGCGATTGCGCCAGCCAGCGGCGTAATCGCTGTGCCGAATTTAGACGACTCACTGCCGGCAGTAGACATGCTCTTGCCGAGAGTGTTCATGCTCTTGGATGAGTTAGCTGCTGCCTTGTCGGTCTTATTGAACCCAGTTTGCAGACCGTCCAGGCTCTTGTTGACATTCTGCGAGCCGGTTAAAACTTGCGCCGTCTCGATTTCAACTTGGTATTGGATGGATCCGGCACTGATAGTCATTTCTTCACCTGATACTGACGCAATCTGTTAATTTCTGCGAGGCGCGACATTGCTTCGTTGTGCTCTTCTGCTGGGGGCAGCGTTTCTGGTTTTCCAAACTTGGATTGCATGGCGCCAGAAAACTCAGTCATTGTCAGATGCCAGGCCTCTGCGCTAGACAGTCCAAGATGCGCAATTGCCTGAGCCACGAACTCGCGAGCCTTGAACTCCTGAACGTATTCCTCTTTCGGCTTTTTGGCTAAAACACCTTCTGGCTTTAGACCGATGATCCCGTGACGCATGAGAGAGCGCGCAATGTGAACCATATCTTGAGAAGGCATTGCGCCTGGAACAAACGAGCCCCACTTGCTTCCCATATGACCAAGCAGTGGTGTCACGTCAGCATCGCAACAAGCCATCAGCACGTCATAAGCCGTAGCCATAACTTCACGCTCCCACGCCCTGTACGCAGGCACAGGCCACACCGGGTTGAATTTAGGAGCAGAGAACAGGAGGCTGAATTTTTCCACGATCTCAGATGGAGACCCTAGAGAATCCATTGCCTTGAGGGATGGCCGAAAAATGAAATCAAGGTCGCCAAAGCTAACCCCGACCTCTCCAATGCTGACGATTGCGCGCATGATTTGCGTCCATAAATATATCCGCTATTTTAGCATGCAGGTATTGACGCACGCCGAATCATGGATATACTCGGCGAACTCAAACGAATTTAAGGATGTGAAATGCTTACTCTGATGCTGGTGGTTGGCTTGTGTTCTGACGTTGGCTGCGATTACATTGACTTGACCAGTCGTGAATCGGTTGTCAGTGATGCGGACTGCTTTCAGAAGGCAGAGCAATACAACGAGTACAATCGGTCAATCGGAGCTGATCCTAGATTCGCCTGTATCGAGCCTCATAAGTATGCGCTGCTGGCGAAGAAAGAAATCTGAGCCATAAAAAAGGCCCCATTTTCAGGGGCCTTTGTGTATCTGTCAAAGTCAGCTGACGGTTACCAAAGTAGTGTCAGATTTGGTCGGATCGACCACGGAAGTAGCTGTAATCGTCGCTGTGCCAGCGCTCAATCCTGAAACACGCCCTGAACTGTTAACAGTTGCCACAAGTGCTGCGCTCGTGGTCCAAACGACGGCCTGATTAGCAGCAGCAGGCAATATAGCCGCGTCGATGTTGGTAACGTTGCCGATAGCCACGCTGGCAGTTGCTGGGGTAGTGGTAACAGACACAATAGCAATCGGAGTATCTTCAACGATCACGCTAGGCAAGCCACCTGGGCGACCTGTAGCGCTAGCAGATACGGAGTAGGTTGCAATATCGTCATTCGGGTATTCTTGGCTGTACTCAGTAAGAACACAGAAGCCGATAACGGTGTTGATTGGCCCTGTCATTCGCAGCCAGACATAAGGTTGCGGGTCTTCCACGAAGTGCTTAAAAAGAACCTGCTGGTTGCTGACTGTGCTGTCGTCTCGACGGGTATTGCCGTCAACAGAAGCCTCAAAAGTCTTGTAGGTGATGAGGGTTTCGCTGAAGCTACCTACAGAACTGTCATCGGTCGCGTCAACTGTGTCGGCGCTCATGGTTAGGCTTTTGTTTTTTGCAGCACCCAAAGGCATCCATGTCAGGTCGTTTGGATCTACGTCACAGCAGGCAAGGGCGAACTCAACGAGAACGTCCTTGCCTACAAACTTGGAACTTGCACAGTTAAGGGCGGCCATTAACGGCACTCCTATTAGGTTATTGAGTATCGCCCACAACTGAGCGTATATTTCAAGCAATAGTTTAACATACGAGCTCTAGATTTATCTCGTACCAAGGTCTTC